GCTGAACCATATCCTTCGCTTATCGCAGAAATGTTATAGTAAGCTGTTGTCCAGTCAGTTGAATAAAATCCATCAAAAATCTGAGGACATTCATTAGTATAACAAAGATATGCTGTATTCTCTTCGATATACGTAACTCCATCTCCAACATCTGTATCAATAAGAAAATCAATACATCTCACCGTTAAACAACTGGCTGTGGAAGGAGTCGGACAAAGATATCCTAGAGCAATGGCTGTATTTCCTGGCCCTATATCATCATATGCAATAAACTTGAAATAGCAATCTACATAAGGAGTTATCTCAGAAATAGAAATTCTATAATAGGAGGCTACCGTGTCTGGATAATACGTCTTTAAATAATGCTCTTCGTCCGTCTCAAAGTACTGGTCTTCATAGCTGTAGTAGACTTCGATCTTTTTGACTTTTACGTTTGTCTTGCCTAAAATTGAAGAGTCAAAATAAGTGCTTAGATAAACAACAGCCTCAATTTGTCCATAAATCGGATCTAAATCGTACTCAATAAGTGAGTCCGAATCACTCACTCGTTCCTTGCAATCTTGAATGACAACCTTTTGGATGTGAGGAGCTGTAATATTAACTGTCGCAATAGCTTCATCGTACTGAGTGTACTCTGTCTCCAGTGGCATTTTGTCGTACAGGCGAATCAAAAAACGGTACGTTCTTTTGTTCAACTCTCCTTCAAATTCATACGATGGGTATGTCTGATAGGTAGATTTTCTGACAAAATTTGCTTTATCCCAGTCGTATTCATAAATTTCTAGGAACGGCAAATAGATAGAAGAATAATAATCAATCTGAGTCTCTAGTTTGTTATGCGCTCTATCTTCCGCCTCGATGTAAAGAGTTGGACGTCCAGAAATAGAGAATTCCCACGCCTTAATAGTAGCGTAATCAGGTGCTGACTCAAGAAGTACTTCGCTATTATCTTGTTGCATATTAAGAGCCTTCGATTGAAATATCGGTAATTGTTGGTGTTCTGTACTTCATCCCTTCGTCGACGAGATAGTACTCAATCGTTGTTGGATAGCGAGAAGCTAATCCTCCATTGTTAATAGTCCAAATAGAAATAGAATACAAATCAGATTCCGCTTCAACGGTATACGTCATTGACGGATTAGAAGCTTTGGCTACCGCTCTCCTAGCTCTAGATTTCTGAGCAGAAGCTTGCTGTTGAGCTTCGTATTCTCCTGTAGCAACAATATCATCAACAGTAAAATCATAGATGACTTGGTTTGAGGAATTCTTAATTTTTATTCTATAGGCAGAAGCGTTGTCGACTACAGTCCAAGACAAGTCGATTGTTCCCATGTAGACTCCTTCTACAAGATTTGAATCGTCAATAAACCCATCGGCCGCTAAATCATCAGGAGCGAGAAGAATTCCCATCATTTCGTCGTATTCCTTGTTGATAGCTTCTTCTCTTGACTGAGAATAATCCACCTCATCTTCAAAGTCTGGGTTGTAAATAGACGTGTTGTTGGAAATGACTGGTAGACCATTCAATTGAGCTATCCTTGCATAGTGGGTCGCTAAAGATTCTGCAATCTCGATATACTCTTCTCTCGATACAAATGTCCCTGTGACGTCGTACGCTCCATTTCCTTTATCGGTGATAATGGCTACTCGGTAGATTTGAGAGGCGTAATCTTTCGTTTGGATAGAAACGACTGAGCCTATCATGAAGCCTCCATCGTCTTTGCCAACTTGCTCTCTTGGAATCTTTAATGTTGTTGTTCCTGCTTCTTCGTCTATCGTCCAACTCGTTACATCATAAGAATAAACAGTATCAGGAGAGAAGGAAGCTGCGGTTGCTTTAGTAATGTTAGGATTTGCTCTGTAAACCGTAATGGATGTCGTTTCATCGACTCGATCTGCTTCAACTACAACGTCCACGACAAGAATGTAAGAATCTGTCTCTTCTTCGACTGTTTCTTCTTCTCCGTCTTCGGTCTCAACGACTTTCTGGACTACTTCTTGGTAAGCGTCGATAAGACGTCCGTAGTTGTCTGTAAGATTCATCAAGTCGTCATCGATAATGATGATATCATTGAGTTGAAGAAGAAGTGCTTCGTATCCAGTAGAAAAGGTTACTGACTGGATATCTCGATTAGTTGTTTTTAGATATCTGTCGCCAATTCGCCGAGCCATTCCTTTAGACGTGCATCCCCACGCCGTCATCGCTGTCTTAATAGGACCGTTGTCTCTCAAACTTTCTTCGTTCGTGCAATACTCAATGGCGTTTTTGTACAAGTCTGTTTCGTCTTGATAGGTAACTTCTACAACGTTGTATTGAGAGTCTCTCTTTGACGATGTATAGGAGAATACGCCATCAATAACGTTTCGGTTGTTAAACATCGCTCGAACTCGTGAAGCAGCTGCTGTATAGGTAATAGCAATCTTTCCGCTTTCCCAATAAAGAGAACCGTCAAATAAACTAAGCACGGAGTTCAAAACCTCCAATGTGTTCATACGTTCCTTAATATGCACAGAACAATGGTATAATGGCTCTAGGCCTCCATATCCATTAGACGCTCCAATGAACAAGCCATCGTCATCAACGTTGTCACAATAGCGAGCTGCGTCATAGAAGGAGAACATGTCAATGTCCTCCATTGAGATGTAAGCTCCTAGTCCGTATCGAGGACTAGTCAAAATATCAAGCGCAATCCATACTGGGTTGTCTGTCCATTGTTTGACAAGCGTTTTGTAATCCCATGTGCCATCGTAGACCGTTAACTTTGCCTTGTTAGAAGGTTTGTCTGCAGATGTTTTGTATCGACGCCTATCTGTAATATGATGCTCGTAAATAGGAATCTTATTACCACTACTATCGAGAGAATAAGACCCATTGCTATTCGTAACGTATCCTGTTACCTTTTTGTTGTCGATCAAAGGCTGATAGTTGTTCGGAGTGAAAACTTGCATCAGCCTAACTTTGTAATTCCGTTTAGGAACTTCTGAGAAAATTCTAGCATCTCCTTTGATTGCGCCTAATGCGCATAGAGGATACTTCAAAAATACAGGAGAGTATTCTGTTACCTTTGAAACGCCGATCTTTCTTTTAATAAGGGTTGAGTACGTCTCTGGCGTAGACCTATAAAACCTAACGAACTTAAACTCTGTATCTTCTTCATCCCATCCACTAGGAAATTGAAAAGTCACCATGTTTGTTCCGTCAACACCATAGAACCTTTTGTACTCGTTCGAGTAGTAATTGTTTAAACCAAAGTCTATGTAAGACGTACTTTGACAATATCCATATATCGTAAATTCTGAAGAGCCTGCAATGTTTTCAACTCCTTTAACCGTAACTCTGCCCCACTCAACTACAAACCGAACAATAGTAGAATATGTTTCCCCTGCCTTATATTCTTCTTTTGGATTTCTAATAGAGCCGTCTCTGACGGCACTATATTTAGTATCTACAAAGGCTGTGTCATACAAGCTGTTGACGCCAATAGTAAAAGAAAAATATCTGCAACTTTTGTCTTTTATCGTATGAATTTCTCTTGGCGCATCCAACGGAATCATCCCGATGCTTGCGTCTGCCCAATTAGAGAAATTCAAATTTCCTGTCCCAGAACCTGTCGTTGGTCGTGCTGCAGAAGGTCGAACGTCTATAGAACTTGTTCCTAACTTCCCTGCACTTACTGTCGCATCATAAACATACGGTCCGTAAAGAGTCTTATTCATGGAATATTCCATCGACGGACGGTTTATCATGGATATCTTCGTCTGATCGGAATATCCAAGCCTTGCGTCAACCTTGACTCGTTGGTAATTATAAGAGCCGTTGCCGTTTTTAATTGCGGACTCCCCGAGATAAATAGCTTTTAAGAAGCCTCCATCATCAACATAGACTTCCTCTCCAGTTTCATCAACGAATCCTTGAATAGGTCCTTCGCAAATGACATCCAAAGCCTGGAACGTCATGTTGTTGATAATTGTTTCTGCGGAAGTAGAAACAGCAGGGGGAGTTAAATACGCAGGATCTGGGTCTTTCTGCTCGGCTTTTCCTGCGCCATTGATAAGGCGTTTGATTTCGTGATGCTTCATCGTCCGTCCGTATTTAGGTATGTTGTAGCATCGACGTTCCCTCGAATAGATTCCAAGCACTGGAATACAGCTACAGGAGAAACTAGAAGCATTCCAAATCCAATAGGGATGGGCGTTCCATTAGGGTCTGGCGTTTCACCTGTTAAATTGTTGGAAGAAGAATTCGCTGAAGTAGGAGAACTTGTATCTACCGCTTTTGACGACGCAGGTTTAGCTAGCCCAACAGCAAGCAAGGCTGCACCCACTGTTAACCAAGTCCCAGCAGTAATACCCCAAACAGATGTGGACGCAATAATCGCACCAACGCCAACACAGATGAGAGCAACTCCAAGAGCAACTGCAATCCAAGAGAACAAGCCTCCAGAGCCAAAAAGAACAGGAAGAATAGAAAACCCTTCGTCTGTCTTAACAATCGTGTACTCTAACCCTTCCTTAGAAAGTGCAATAACACGATCTTTGAATCCTCTGACTTTTCGGCAAAGCTCTTTTATCACGTCTCTGTAATCGGAGAAATGTGTCTCAGCGTCTCCGAATTCCTTACCTAGAATCCCTTCAATTTCTACTTTCATTTCTCCAAAAAGTCTTTTAATTCTTTTACCCCTTTTAGGTAAATATGCTTTTTCTCTACCGATTTAGGGGCGAGTAATGCAAAATCATTAGACTTGATTCCATAAATGAGAAAAGGCAAGCAAGCACTTCTACACGCTAACCTGTCTTGCTCGGATGGGTCTTCTGTCTTAATATGACTATGGAATACCGCTATAACCTTATTGTTTTTTATGAAGTCTATGTGGTCGTAAGGGTTAATTAGGAAACTTTCGTCTGGCTTGTCGCTTCTGTTGTCGCAACCTGCCATAACATACAGCTTTTCAGAAGGGTTGTATCCAATGAATCCACAACTCTCAATAGCTGACATCTCCAAACAGTACTCTTTCAGCTTCTCTGTGGCTTCTTCTATCGTATCGCAAAAAATTAACGCTCTCATTATACAAATCGTGTTCTGTCGATTCCTGGGAATCCGCCAAAAGGCAAGGGGTAATTTCTTTGAATATCGCTGTACAAATCGTTGGCCGTATTCCCAAATCTTAAACGGCAATCGTCCAATTGCTTCCCACAGCTATCTACAGCCCAATAGGCAGAATATCTCCCAGGCTCTTTAGGAGATTCAGGGCTATGATTTTGAATGCATACATAATACGTCCGCAAAGCAGTCATGTCTTTATTGACTCCGTTTACAACGTAGGTAGGAGTACTTGAACTAGATGTCAAGCAATAATTCTGCTCGGATGATACATAGCATACATCTCCGATGACATATTTATTCGTTCTGTCGTATTCCTTCGCCTGAAGCATTGACGTAATATTCAAAGATACGTCTTTATAGGCTTTAACTATCTTGTCGTAATACTGAAACCAAGAATTGTTTTTGTCCCTCATCGGCAGTCCTGCATACTGGCATCCTTCCCCACGGTAGTTGAAAGAACAATAGTTCGCACTCAAACGTCTTGCAGGGGTATAGGCTGTTTCAATGTCAAAGACTGAAGATAACTCAAATTCAACGAAGAACTTATTCTCGTTAGTCTTCTGGTAAATAACCCACGAAGAGTCTTCCACAAATGCGTATGGGTTTGGTACGCCAAATGGATTCCCATCTTCAAAGTTTTCGTCGTCTAAGAATCTAACAAAAACTCTTTTTCTCTTTAGCTTTGCATTCCTAAGTTCGTTGTATGATCGAAGGATTGTAGAGATAAATCTGTGCCAAGAAAGATACCCAGAACCTGCTTCATTAACGTTCGGATCTCTGAATTTATTGACAATATTTGAAATACGAATTTTTGGGCGAGGAAACTTGTTGCCCACGCTCGCTTCAAACCCTTCGTCTTCGCATGGAATAGGGAAATACTTGTCTCCGTCGTAAATAAGTTCCTTGGCAAAAGGAAACCCTGTCAGCTTTCCGTCTTTTGGTTGTTCGATAACACCTGGAAAGAAACGGTACGTCGAGCTACTGTAGTCCAGAGTATAAAGGGTAATAAGAGCCGACGGCTCAAAAGACATCAATTCCGAAAAATTATCATTATACCCCTGCAGGAACTCAGAGGGGTCGTCACCTACAGTTTCTGGTACATATCTTTGAATCGCCATCTCTAATAGTCTTACACACGGTACACTTTTTATAGAGAGGCACTCAAGAAAAAAACACCCCCTAAGAAATTTTCCTAGAGGGTGAGTCCACAATCAGAAGCTTTCGTCGTATAAAGCGTCTCGGAGGTCTTCTTCCAACTCGGCAATCGAGTCTTCAAAGAGGCATCCAATCTCGTCTCTTAGATCTTCCACAGATACAAAGAGTTCGCAAGAATCAATGCCGTCCTCCTCGGCTTTCTCGACAATATCGTCTAGTCGTCCATAAGCTTGACTAATTAAGCGAATGGCTTCCCAAATTTCGTCGCAAGCTTCTTTCTCTAGTCTGTTCATGTTGTGCATTTTGTGTTGTTGTTGGCGACCACCTCGCTAAGATATATTAGGTGGTGATACTATATAGACTACAAAATCACAAATTTGTTCTTGACTTTTTTGCTAAAAATGCTCATACATCGTCAAGCCATGCTTTCTGAAGAATATAATGTCTATTTTCTGGAATCAGAAGAAGACAAGAAAGAGCTAAAAGAGCTAGCTATAAACACTTTCCTGAAAGTAGGGACTTCTTGGCGTGGAAGATCTATGAGATCTAAAATTCACGACATGACAGATATTATAGAAGATTCATTCGGCTCCTCATCTTTCCGAAAAACCATTGTCATTCGCAACAAAGAAGGGAGACTCATGTGGTTTTGTTGCTTTTGTATCCAAGAGATGAATGACATTCCTTCTTTCCTTTCCGACTACTGCCTTTGTACTGTTGACAACCCATTTGCATTTAAGAAATTCGCTCAGCTGGCATACTTGTTTGCTAGAAATTTTTTTGACATAGAATCTCTTTATGTCTTAATCTCTGGACGAACGAAGTTCAATAAGTACAAAATTTGGCTTAAAAGGCTTGGCTTTACTTTTGAAGAAGATTCCAATATCAAAAATACTGCTGTATGGATAAACACAGAAAAGTTGCTTTCCTCTTACTAACAACTTCTGGCTTTAACAAGCATATGCTATGGAAAAAATTTTTCGACCATTCAGACTTGAGGTGGAATCTCTATGTTCACCAAAAAGAAAAGTCGTACCTTGACTGGATTGACTGTAGAGAAATTAAGGAACACTTTGAAACGGACTGGTCAGGCTTATCCTTGGTTAAGGCAACTAACGCTTTGATGCAAGAAGCTTATCTAGACGATGAAGAAAACGACATCTTCGTCCTTCTTAGCGAGTCACATTGCCCACTCTATAATATCTCCACTACTATAAATAAACTACGAGAACTCAGCCTTCCTGCTTTTTCCAATGAAGATAGACGTGAAAATTTAGAGTACCGCTACATGCGCTCTCATTTCAAAACTGTTCTTGGATTCAGCAAGGCTCATTTTGGCTTAGCGTCTCAATGGTGGGTAATGGATAGAGATACAGTAGAATTCTTTCTAAAAAACAGAGAGTTGTTTGAAGCTAGATGTAGACTTGCTCATTTCGCAGATGAACATTACTATATCTCGTTCTGTAATGAAGCAAAAATCCCCTATAATCGGCAGACAACGACTCATGTCACCTGGACTCCTACTCCAGAAAAATACGCTCCTCTAATCAAACGTCTGAAGCCTAGAACTTATTTCCATATCCGCAACGCTTACATCAGAGCCTTAAGGAATCACGGATATCTCTTTTTCCGCAAAGTCCACGAACGGTGCGAAGTCGATTCCGACTATATTCTCGGCTCTGACTGTAATTAAGAGAGTATGGAAAACGTTATCAATTTCTTCCTTACGAACTGGGAAGCTACTATTCTTCCAATCGCTCTCGTTCTTATCGCCATCGCTTCTATCATTGTTAAGAAGACGACTACAACAAAGGATGATGAGATCGTAGACGAAGTTCAACAAGCTGTCGAAGCTATCGACAAGGCAGTCAAGAGTTACAAGGAAAAGCAAGAAGAAAAGAAAGATGATTCAACTGCTGAATA